CTTCTACCCCTATGAACCGCCCATACCAGCAGATAACAATGTCCGGTATCCCCGATTTACCGTAGCCGTTGTTGGCAGGGAAGAAGTACCAAACCTTCATCTCCTTGAGCATGGCTACCAGTTTTGTTTTAACTCTACCTTCAGGTGTACTCATTATATGTCTCTTTACATCAGTGTCAAGTATTAAAGTAATGCGGAATCACAATCGTGTCGGGCAGGGCAGTAACGGCACAGTCCACTAGGACGGGCAGGCCAGTTGTCATGCTCTACAGAACCGTGAATACGCTGGATACGCTTCATAATCTCAGCCCACACCTCATTGATATTGACTCGGTTATACGTCTCTGTGTCTATCTCCATGGTCTTTAACCACACTAGACTTGTCTTAACTCTTTGTACTTCTGGGCAGTGCTTAAATACCTGTGCTGCAAACAATTGCATCTGAAAGAAGTCCGGCTTACGTTTACCGGTTTTCCAGTCCATCACCACTGCATCAGCTCCTTTAATTACAAGGACGTCAAGTTTGCTACGGAGCCAAGCGTCTGCGTCCCACCAACCAGTTGGTGTAAGATTCTCCGTTAGGGTCATCTCTCGCTCGATGTGTAGCTCACCACCTGTTGCCATCTTCTCCACTGATTTACACAGTGGTTCGTAGTTACTTATTTCCTGCGGTAAATCAGAACCCTTTAACCGGTTCTCAAGGAACGCATGGATACGCTCCCCATATTTACTAGCTTCGCCACCTTCATCCACGATATCTTTAACAATACGTTGACGGTAATAGCGATACGGACACTGCTCGTACAGTTTGATTGACGAGTATGAATGTGCAAGGCGCATAGGTTGTCGCCCCAAGGGGTGTCCTTGGGGTATCTGATATTGGAAAGGATAGTCTACATCACTCGACCATACGACGCAACACATCAAACTTCGCCATCTCAAGAACCCCTGCTAGGCGTACCAGATCGTCCAATGGGGTAGCAAACCGGTGGTAATCATCTCCAATCTTTACGAACATAAGTACCTCAGTCGCATCATCTGTTTCCTGCACTTGTTTTAATAATGTTTCGAGTAGTTCAACCGCATCTTTGTTCCGTGGTTCACGTTTAATTTCTTTTAGGTTATTCACAATTTTTTTCCTTTAACTTAGCTTCAGCCCACAAGACACCACGCGCAAAACATTCTGCAGATACTTCTTGGTTAGCTCTTTCTACTACTTCTTCATCTGGTATTGTTTGCCATCTACGTGCAGTGTAGACAGGTTGCGGGTTGAACACTGCGTCCTGCGGTTTCTTTCGGAAGTACACATTACCTACTGCAGATATGTGCATCCATGCTACTGGTTCTTTATTATTCATCATGCGTCTCCATAGTTTTTAGCAAACCCACTCTCACAAGCAACTGGTAAATCTGGTGCCCATGTCGGTGGTGTGAACATCACCTTCTCTAATGCAGCTTGTGCAACCGTAGCGTCTGCGTCTAATGCAGTAACGATGATCTCGTCATGCACTTGGAACACAACGTGATACTGCTTGCCAATGGCTACCATCTGATCACGAATAACTAATGCAGCCAATGCTTGGACAATGTTCTCAGTCACCTTCCCACCGTAGATACGTGTCCACGCTATACCTTCCATCTCTCCGGTAATCACTCTCTCACGTATAGCTTTACGGTATGAACGTGCGTCATTGATATACTCGAAACCATTCTGCGTCTGACGTAACGCTGGGTATTTAATACGGAACTTGTTGGGTAGGATGATGCCTTCGTTATCGTAGCTTAGTACACCGACCGAGCCGCTGCCACCTTGCAACATCTGTGTCAACGCATTGCCGCATTGATTCCATAGACCAACGATCTTATGGTTCTTTGACCGATACAAACGAACGATACGCTCTGCTTCACTAATGTCGATCTTGACACTGACACCTGCTTGTCCGATCTCTAGTGTGCGTCTGAACTTCTCAGCACCCATGCCGTACCCTAACCCTAGTACGCATGTCTTACCAACGAATCGCTCTACCTTATCTGCTTTGGTAATCTTGCGACCGTAGACCTCTGATGCAAACTCAGAATACACATCACGCTTTTCTCTAAACGCTTGCACCAAATCATCCTGCCCTGCTAACCACGCAACCAATCGTGCCTCAATCTGTGACGAGTCAGCCGCTACTAACACATGCCCCTCTGGTGCTCTCAGTGCTTTCTTTATCGACGTGTTGCCACGACTAGGTAAGTTCTGAAGGTTCAACTTGTCGCCACCTGACAAGCGCCCTGTGTGCGCACCATAATAGTTAAGCATGATGGGCAGGCGACCACGCGTCGCAACTCCTATCAGTGCATTGGTGCGTGTTTCCTCTAACGTAGACTTAACCCCCAGTCGTGCAGCAACCACCGACTGGACACGCTCGTCCGGGTGTTCGAGTAATTCAGTCATGGCTTTATCTGTCTTAGCAAATGCCCATGTCTGTTTGCCTGTAGTGAGACTGACCTTAGTGGGTGGATCGATACCCAAGTTCTTTAGGTACTTCGCAAAGATATCGTTACTCATCAACATCTTATTGATCGCCTCATCACTGATACCTGACAATCCTAAGTCGTTAATGAGTGTGCGCTTGCGTGTTAGCACCTCCTGTAAATGCGCCCGTAATAGAATCACATCCAGTTCAATCGTCGGTTCGGTGTACATACGTAGTATCTGATCGATCACCATGATCTCACTGACAGGAAACCCCTTCGCTAACTTATCGAATAGTTTCTTGGTTATCTCTACGTCGTTCTTACAATACTCTGCATACCGAGCAAGCTCATCTGGTGAAAAGTCTTTACGTTCTTTCCCCAATGCGTTGACCACTTCATCACCCTTCGCACCGAGTCCGTAGTACGTAGCTAATGCAGCTAAGCTACCGCCCACTGTCATCTGGTGAAAGGGTCGTGCCATACTCAAAGTATCGAGCCATAACTTCGGCCTGATTCCAAAGTGCCATGAGAGGATGGCACCATCGAACGCAGTGTTGTGGCATAGGATAGCTTTGTCTCGGTAATCAAGACTGTTGAGGAACTTGCCGGGGTTATCGCCACTGTACCAGTCGGTCGGGTAATTATTGACCTTGACACCGACCCCGATGACTTCAAAATTATGGCTACGAACATACGCCTCCGTCGTCATTTTAGATAGTGAATAGTCTTTATCGTAGTACGTCTCGAAGTCAATTGTTACTATGTCCATCGAGTATCCTCTCTTTAGTTTGTCGCGCAATCTTCCATTCATTAAATGCTCTGCGCATATCGGGCATAGTACTGAAGTAGAACTTCATGAAGTCATCGAACTCTGTAACGTCTCTGATTAGCATGGTGTTCAAATCGTTGATACTCTCATTTGCATCAACTAATTTATTCACTACTGACGTTAAGCTAGATAACTGCGAATCAACTCTGTATATATCCAACACACTTTCAGTGCGACCGTTAACATTAGTTGCTGCTAATACTGGTTGGTATGTGATCATTTCTTTACCTCTGTCATCTTCTGTATCTCTCTAATCGATAACCCAAACTTACTGTGGATAAATAAAACTATAGCTGGTGGTATCGGTACATCACCATAGCGCACACGACTAATCGTTGTTGATGAACTCTTTAATGCATTGGCTAGTTCAACATCACTGAGTAACTTGAGTTTGGTTCTCAGATAATCGAACAGTGGATAGGGTTTCTTTATCTCCTGCTTTATCTTCTTTCGCTTCATCAAATACTCCGTAAAGTGTGCGTAATGTATAGCTATGTTGTTTTAGTATATGTTCCATAGCACCAAGTATTTTGTCAGGGTTTATTGCATCTGCTTTAAGTAGCGTGAACTCTGCTGTCTGTGCAAACCCACGTAGTAGTTTAGGAGGGAACGACCCGCGTTTAATCGCATCACATAAATACTTCAACCACTCTTGTGTTGGACTATCCCACGACGGTCTATCCCCCCAACGATTCGATCCTCTACGCATTGCTATTACTTCTGCACAGTACAAGTCAAGCGCACCTAGCTTTGCACGTAGTCGTACACCCTTCTTGAACCTAGCTAAGTCGTGTAACCATTGCTTGCGTACAATGAGGTTCATTAAACCCCCATCTTCTGTGCTGTAGCCATCGCTGTTAACTTACCCATGTCAACATCTAATACAACTTCTTTCTTGACACGTTCCTTAACTTCTTTATGTTTCTCTTTCACTGAGTCAGACAAGTAATCCCATAGTGGTGGGAACGCCCGTAGTGCAGGGGCAAGCGTGTCGTATGCTTGGGTAACACTAGCAATCATGTTTGTAAACTCAAGACGTGCAGCTTCTGCTTTGCTCACAGCTTCTTTCCATGCGACACACTCTGTATATAACTCGTCCCATGCGGTAGTGTGTCCGATATGTAGTCGTACTTCTAAAGCACCGTATGAACTCGTAGTAGATGATAGTGGGCATGTATGTTCGTTAGGTACAGGTACACGTTGTGGTAACTGAAACTCTAAATTAACTCTTAAATCTTTCACATGATTAACTACTACCCTATCTGTAAATCTAAGATACTTTTCTGGTACAGTCGATAGTAATGCTTGGTCAGCACCAAACACTTCGTTGTATATATACGTACCCCACATAGGATCAGTAGGTTTCTTGTTATTCGCTTCACTTATCTTCTTGTTAAACGAGTTGTATGCAGATGCTCTTATGTTGTCACGCAACTCTCTACTGAATTTTACTGTCGCCATTTTGCTGTCCTTTCATATAAATACGAATACCATTAGGTGTATTTTCAATGGATACTTTTCCATCAGCAATGTCACGCATCGCCATGGTCATAAAACCAAACGTCTTATGCATATCTTTCAGTTGCTGCTGTAAGTAAATGATGTACGCACCCATACCAATGAAGGTAAGTAGTGCGATTAGTTCCATGAATGTAATCATTTCATCATCACCACTTCACCGAACGGTGCTTTGTCTGCATGGTTAGATACCCACAGCACAGGGCAATCCGGTGCATCACCGAACGAATCACAGCACAAATCAGTGAGGAACACACAAGCAACAGGTTCTATCTGATGCTCTCGCATGTACTCAAACACTGGTGCAAAGTCCGTACCGCCACCACCATGAGGTTTAATATCGAGTGCATCATCACGTTCATACGATTCGTAGTGTGATACATCGCTATCGAAATAGATAACGTGTATCTTGGATGGGTTCATATCATCCTTGACGAACTGTATCTCAGATGCAAACTGGTTAATCTCACGTTTACCAATCGAACCTGAACAGTCAACAGCAAACAGTAATTCACCGAGTGTCTCACCACTCGCACTGGGCAGATATAATCCTTGTGAAACGAATCGACGATTCGGTCTAGCCCATGTACGAGTATCTGCTTTACACTTCTGGATAAACTTACGTAGTACATCACGCCAATCAACTGCTGGTTGTAATACCTCATCAACAAAGCGTTGCATACGTCCGCTCATCTTACCCATCATCTTTGCTGCTTGTGCTGCTTGTGCTACTGCTACTTTCCACTCTGCTTGCTGTTGTTGTACCTCAGCAGGACTACCCTCACCATCTTCACAGTCATCCAATGGATCACCTTGCCCACCGTATCCACCACCATCGGGTTGCTCTGGCAGTATGTTGTAGATACCCTCGGATGTACCACCACCTGAGTTGTGTATATTCCGATCAAGCAAACCGACACTGGGCATCTTACCGATACCCTCGTCAACCAATAGCTGATTGATCACATAGTCTGCAGCCATGTTCCACTTGCGTGCTTGTCGTTCACCTCGACGGAAGTTATGTTCAAGCATCGGATGAAAGCACTCGTGTGCTACAAGGAACTTCATTTCCTCATCGCTTAGCTTGTCGATAAAGTCAGGGTTAAACACAACACGCTTACCATTGGTTGCTGCTGTCGGTACATCACGAGACAACTCGAACGGCATACGCATAGCGATACTACCGACGAACGGATGTTCTAAGATCAGACTAGTCTTAGCTTTTGATAGACGTGTTTTGTATCGCGCTGTTTCAGTAGGTGACAACGCCGGTTTTTCTATTACTGTACTCATAGTAATTCCTCCACACATGTATGTACATATTCTTTTGCTACACTAAATGCTACCGCTACCATCGCTACAGGTAACAACAGATACGCTAATGCTGCTGTACATATACCGATAAATTTATTCATGTCTCACCTATATGTCCATGCTGCTATGAAAAAGCCTGCGGATACTAAAAAAACTAGCATCACGCAGACTACCGCAACGACTTTCAAGAAGTCATCGTCATCCACGTAACCAACTCCGAGGCCATAGTGGATTCATTACTTTTACTGCACCTAACATAACTAGTTCCGTCCGTGTATATGTATTGGTATGAAACTCTGGATACCCCGGACTTACATACACATGCTCTTTGTTGTAATGCGGTAAATATAAAATGCCTCCCAACTCATAACATGGTTGTGGCATTACTTCTGCCTGTGATTCTTTTGTACTCATTATTGTGCTCCCATAAACGTACCCATCGCAGCCATAATGCGTCGTGCTTCTGCTGCTGTATCACTACGTAAGTCAGGGTCGTTACGTAATGCTTCAGGATGTTTGATTAGTTTGGCCTCAACCTCTTTGCGTAACGCTTCAAGGTTAGGATCATCAGCGAAGTTAAGACGTGGTAGTAACGCACAGAGTTCTGTCGCATGTTCAACCATACTGTTTTTAAATATTGCTTTAGGGTCGGACAGTTTCTCTGCCATGTGTTTCACCCTATCAAACAGTCGTTGCCATACCTCTTGCATCGCTTGCTGTTGTGCGTCCTTGACTCGTGTCTCAACATCATGCTGGATACGTGACAACTCATCGCTTGCAATTTCAACTCTGAAGTCTGATGATGGCACAGGATATACAGCCATGTCCATACGGAATTTATCGCGTATCTGAGACGCTGTTGGGTAGTCAGCAGCATCGTACAATCCACCTAGCATAGTCGAAGCATTAGCAACTAACTGAGGATACTCAGCTACAAAATCATCAACGAGTTGCATCCACTCACCTTTCTCTTTACGAAACTCGTTCATAAACTGCAGGTAGTTACTGGTGGGCAGCATCATCGTACCGTCCATACCCCATGGCAGTGTGTTCTTGTAGTACTTCTCACGTATCAGTGATGCTTTCTTATGCACGTTATCCAACAGGTTCTGCATGGGTAGTAACGACTTGTTATACCGACCCACATCGACTGCAGTACCGTGTGCTACAGCAACCTCACGAGTTGCTTTCTTGTCGTACTTACGTGCTAACCACTGACTAATGGATAGCTGTACGAGTAGTGCTCTGTCATTTAAGTTCATTATTTTTCCCCTAAAATCCTACGTTTTGAAAGGTAAGCATCGAAATGCTCTGGATACTGCACTGCTTTATCTACTGCATAACCATGTACAAACGGACTCATAGTTACTAATCCTTTTAACTTACGCTTGTCCTCAGGTGTAGCTACCCCCGTATCAAAGAGGTAGTACACCCAGTCACTAATAAAAGCAGGTGAATCCCACTTGATAGGATTACTCATGACTAGAACAATACGTCCTGATGTTTCAACGACCACTTGATAAACGCTTGAGTGTTAGCCAGATCAGGATTCTTACGACACGCATAGCTGATGGTAAGCACCGAGAACTCTGCAGGCATACGCTCTGAGTAAGCACATACTCTCTCGAAGTTACCTTCTGTCGCACGTTCTGCAATCGAACCGGCAATGGCATACAACGTAGCAGGATCGGTAGGCACATCGCCAGCAGTCGGGTTAAGCAGTAAGTTATCGATGTTAGGTAGCTTGCGCCATATCCTCACGAACCCTACGAACTCGGCTGCAGCACCCTCACCCACAGCACCTTTAAACGACTCGAACTCTGCATCAGCAGGGACAGTACCTAGCACGTCACTAACACCTTCAACCCATGACCGTGGCGTTGGGTTCTGATCACGCTGTGGATCGTAGTCATGCAAGAGGCCAGTACGAAAGCGAAGGAAACTAACTACCTCACCCTTGACGTTGTTATCAATCATCCACTGTGTGCTGTCATCAAGGTGTGTCTCAAGCTCGTAGACAGTCTCACGATTACGCAAGTGACCAAGAACACGATTGGCACCGGCTCTGTCTGCTTGTCGATTACCTGTGGATATAACCTGCCAGCCATCAGGCATTGACACACCGTGTAAAGTTCGTGCTTGGCAGATGTTAGCTAGCACCTTCTGTAAGTCGTTACCTGCTTGGTTACGGTCATCGAACAGCAGGATGCCTCGCTCTGGTGCTTTACCCTTGACAGGAAACCAGTCAGGTAATTCGTAATGCAGTCCACCTGCATCGTTTTTAAACAGGATACCGAAGTCCTCGACCAACATCGTAGGCAAATGCTTCTCGATAATGGGTACCTCAAGCTCGTTGGCTACCTGATGAACAATGGTTGTCTTACCACCACCGGGTGAACCCTCGATACAAACTGTACGTTGTATAGGAAAGAGTGACTTCAGAGTTTCCTTCAATAGTGTTGCTCGCATTACAAGACTCCCTTAAAAAGTTTATGGTCTATACCGTATGAAACGACTACTTCACCACCCAACAGATCACGCGTTTGCTTTGCATTGATCTTGTTATCAAAATACATAATGCTACCGTCCTCATCCTTCACTGGTGCACCATGTTTACCGTGACGTAGCATGAATAAGCGAAACATTTTTATCCCCCTGTAAGATCAATAATGAACCAAACAACAATTGCCACTACTACCAATAGTGCTACATCAGCTCCGTTCATCTGTAACCCCCTGTGCCCATAGCATTTGTCCGACTAGCATTTCCACCATGTTTTCTATTTCCTCTTGTATCCATTCATCTGAATACGCCTCGAATGGTTCCCATGCTGTAAGGTCATCAACGTCAGCGTAAAAATGCATCTCAGCTATAGCTGTCGCACGTTGTTTAATCTCGGTTAGTGTTTTCATCTGTATCCTCCGGTTTACTTGGTGGTATGGTGTAAAACAGGTCATGCAACTCCCTGTGTACAGCGTCTTTGCGCTCTGTTTCCAGATCGTACAGAGAACGCTTTTCTTTCTTCTTAGCGTGTTTACCTGCCCCACTCTGCTTGGCAGCAGCTACGAAGTTACGCGGTTTTAACTTTGGCTTTGTCATCTTACTAATCCTCCCTTATTGTTAATGCCTTTAAGATCATCGGGGTTGGTAAACAACATGTAGTTGCTCTTGTGCATCGGTGCTACGCAGTGCTTCACCTTCTTTGCTGCTATATCGCCACAGTCAAGGCACAGTCTGTACCCTAACTTTACGCGGCGATGGTCTACATACCCCCCGCACTCAGGGCATAGGTATCTTGTATCTTCTGTCATTACTTACCCCCTAGTATCTTGTTTCTGGCATAGATAGCCTTACCAACCTCATTGTCTCTGACGAGGATGAAGTTCTCTCCACCAAGACATGTAAGGTTAGTAGGATGTGTACAGTCCTCCTCTGTTGCATCACACCCAAAACAGCTCTTGGGTATTATCGGCTTAGCGACTATGTACATACTCTTGTTGACTCTAATCGTATTAAACTCTTTCATAATCCCTCCGGTATATCTATCTCGTCACCCAGTTTGCTTGCCACATAGCAACGCATGGCTGCGATCAGTGGGGTTGCGCCTGTATTAGGTAAGTGTTGCCCTTCTTTGTATGCATCCCACATATCATTTGGCACAATTTCTATACGCTCACATTCAATGATCGCGCCGCCTTGCTCCCAATCAATTGACGGTTGAAAATAATCTGGTACTGAGCCGTCGTCATGCAGCGTACCTTCGCATTTAGCTACTGCCCAATCAAGTGCTGCGCCTGTAAGTTCGTTTGTTTTCATCAATGTACGTCCTCCTCATTCAAGAAGTACCCACTGGGTGGGTCTAGCTCTGCATACGGATTACCGTCGAACATCTTGGCTAGTGGGATCATATCCACCGTACCATCCTCGTAAGTTGCTACAGCACAGACAGTTATCACCGGCTTACCAGTGGCTTTATCGGTACACTCAAGCAGTGCCAGATCACCGTTCTCGGCAGCAGCAAGTAATGTTTTAAAGTTGAACTCATATCCTTCGTTTACCATGTTATTGCCCTCCGAAATAGGCCATCAATGCTTCACTTTGCGACTGCTTACGTGCTGGACTACCCAGTATCCGTTCCCTAGCGATAGCGTGGTATCCCTCGTTTGCTAGTACCCTCATCCAGTACGTTGACAGAAGTACCGTAGGCTTTAGGGGATGGGCTTGTGTATTGTGTCTAGTTGTTGAACGACTGAACTTATCCTCGTTCTCAAACCAGCAACCATTGGCGTAGATGAATATAGGGAAGTGATCACCGAACGAATAGACAATGTATCGCTCATCATCACTCTCATAGCCATGGATTACTGCATACAAGTTGCTACCAGTGAAAGGTTTGTGCTCTTGTACAAAGGGGCGACAACTGCTGTTTGCTACTTTGGGTGTTTTCATGCTTCATATCTCCACATGTAAAGGAAAGAAAAGAGGGGCAGTAATCTGCCCCGATGTTGCTAGGAATGAAACCCATAGTGTGTCTCATGCCATACTGCACCGATGGTGTACCGACGATTGTTCTCATCATCGTCATAAAACGCCACCAGATCGTTTGTCGTACCAACCTTGCCATCGATGATGATTGTCACCATTGGATACGACATATTCCACTGAGATAGATAACCAATCGCTTCAAACAGTTTTTCCCATGAGCCGATTGATTCAGCGATAGTTACCAAGTGGGATGGCTCAATGCCAAGGCGAATGTTACGTGCCATGTTTATCCCCTTATGCTAACTTGACAGTACGAACCACAGTACTAGGTGCTTCTCTAGCAGGCAGAACAGCAAGGTAAGGCTTACCCCAAGAGTCAGTCATAATCACTGGTGTATCACCGTTTGCTTTGGGCTTGTATACTTTCGTTTCCATCTTGTGCAGTTTAGCCAATTTGGTAATGGTTGTGTAAAGCTCAGCGACATTGGTCATGTCAAACTTACCATCAACATCTGCTTTGATAGTGATGCGTTTCTTAGTATCTGCATATACAGATACTTTACCTTGGTAAATCTTAGCCATGATAGGCTCCTTAGAAAGTAAAGTTAAAGTATGTAAAGCAGTCCACTGGGGACGCCCTCAGTCTCGCTCGGCGGCGGCGCAGCGTCAAGTTTGCCCTGTTTTACTGAGAAAGCGATTGATGTAAAGCGAAATAATCTAAGTTTTTGTCAGGAATCTTTTGGTTAGATTGGCTTTAGATCGTAAAATAGATCGTGCAAGTCATTGATTAATAAGGATATTGCAGTGCACAATCTAAATAATCTATGTTTTTTGAGGTTGTAAGAAAACTTTTTTAGGGGGTTAGGGATTGGAGTGTAAAGTCCCGAATCTGTAAACTTCGTAGGAGGTGAAAAAATAATAGCTGCGGTTCAAAAAAACGTGTATTAATTAGATTGTTTAGATTATACATATATTATATAACTCATTATTTCAGCCTATAACCCGCATATTTCCTAGTGGCTTATATAACTTTACGTGTCAAGTATGTCAACTTAGGTGATATAGAAAGTGGAAAATCGTGGCTAGTTAGCTTTAGATTGTTTAGATTGTTTGTCTATTTGCTATTTTTCAATGTAAAGTCTATACGTTTTAGTTATATCTCTACACAATTCATTGTAATTCGGTATAACAGAGCGGTTAAAGCGGTGCGACGTCCGCGAGCCATGACCCCCCGACGTATGGTAAGTACTAAAGCTAAAAGAATAAGAGCAAGCAACCCCCTTAGTCTGATCACTTGACGCAGCATACGCCCAAGAACAGGGATTTTTGGGCAATAAAAAAACCCGGCTTGCGCCGGGCTTAGTCACTTCTGGTTATATGCTATTTGTGTCAGTCGGAAGATTGTGATGCTACTTGCGACTAGGCCGATCAGGTAGAGCCAGTTGCCATCTGGAATCAGTGCTTCAAGGCAGATGGTTAGGATCATTGATGAGATGATTGCGATTATGATATTCATAGTATGCTCCAGAAAGAAGGAGCCGGTTTCCCGGCTCCTGTGGGTTAGGCTAGCTTAGTTACTGTACGCTTGCCGCCTGTGTCACCTTCTGCACGCTTGGGTAGCAGAGCGATGTACGGGTTGCCGTAGCGATTAGCTAGCAGGACTGGTTCGGTACCACCTGTAGGGATAAACAGCGAATACTTGTTAATCCCTGCTTTTTTGCCCTTACCGAACTCCTTCATGAGCTTGTAAATCTCGGGAGCATCGATAGCTGTGAACTTACCAGCGTTGTCCTTTTTTAAGGCAACCTCGCCTTTGGTGTTAAGGACAATAGACACCGAACCTTCAAAGGTCTTTGCAGACATAATAACCTCCAGTTTGTTAAAGAAAACTACTTGCCGGTGAGCGTTGTGTCATCCGGCAATTTCAGACTAGCCTAACGTGACGTTGCCGTCAAGTTACCAGTAAAATCAAGGGTTTTCGGGTCGGTGTCGCTAGCCGGTCGGATGCGTGGTGAAGGCAGGGGGGAGGGGGGTACATGGACTGGCAACGACGACCCCGGCCCCATATATCTAAACCTCATAAAACAAGACCCCCTAAAACCAAAGTTACAAAAATTGCAACCCCCAAAAAGTAACGTGTAAAGTTACGCCCCTCTTGACATCCACGTATTTCTATCCTACGTTTCGGGTATGGACAGACTCCCACTCAACCACACCAAATGGTCAGATCGCCTAGCGTTTGACGTTGCCCTACTCTTAGAAGGTAGCGGCGAGACAATGCAAGAGCTAATGACCAGACACAACATTGATGCCAATAGCCTATTGGTATTCAACTCCGATCCAGTGTTCCTAAAGAAAGTGGAACACTACCGCGATGAAGTCCGAGAGAAAGGACTGACGTTCAAACTTAAAGCCCGAGCACAAGCGGAAGAACTACTAACCACCAGTTGGTTACTGATCCACGATCCATCTACATCACCAGCGGTCAAAGCTGACCTGATCAAGTCCACGGTAAAGTGGGCAGGATTAGAACCCAAGGGAGACGTGGCAGTCGATGGCGCAGCAGGTGGTGGAGTGCGCATTACGATCAATCTTGGTAATAATCCTAGTGACGCCCGAACAATCGAAGCACCCATAGCTGAGGTAGAAGATGTCGATACCATCGAGCATTCTGAGTCTGTTTAGTGACTCGTATGACGGTTTTGTGGCTGCACGGTTTAAAAGCGCTAACGAAGCGCACAACGTAGAGGTTGTGTTGAAAGAAGCAAAGATGTCGTTTCAGACTAAGATTAAGAAGTCCAAGAAGCATGGACGGGAGTTCATCATCCTGTTGGTAGGAGTAGCATGAGTTTAAACATTAACTATACACCCCCGCCTACCGGCAAGAAGTTCATGGAGAGCGACGCTAAAATGCGCACCTTGATGGGGCCGGTTGGTAGTGGTAAAAGCGTTACATGTTCGTTTGAAGTAGTGCGACGAGCGTCCATGCAGGAACCCAATCAGCAAGGAATACGCAGGACTCGGGCGGCTGTGGTGCGAGAGACTGCGCGGCAGTTGCAGGATACAACGATCAAAACGTTTTTGGATTGGTTCCCGCCCGGGCAGTGTGGGCAGTATATGCGAACGACCAAGACGTATTTCTTTAAAGTGGGGGATGTCGAGTGCGAGATAATGTTCCGTGCACTGGACGATGCGGACGATGTTGCCAACTTGAACTCGTTGGAATTAACGTTTGCATGGTTCAACGAGTGTCGAGATATACACCCGGACATTGTGGACGCGATGTCAAAGCGTATCGGACGATTCCCGTCAGCCAAGGACGGAGGTCCGACGTGGCATGGGATGTGGGGCGACACTAACCCACCGACAATGGATGGGTGGTGGTACTACCAGATGGAAGGACTGGACCCGAAAGATGGCGTATCTGCGAACAATAATGGTTGGGCAGTATTCAAACAACCTTCTGGAAGAAGCGCGTTTGCCGAGAACGTCGAAAATCTTCCTGACGGGTACTACGATACCCAAGGTCGATCCGAGGAGTACATCCGGGTTTACATCGACGGTGAGTATGGACTCTCCTCGGCTGGTATGCCGGTGTATAAGTACTTCCGACCTGACTACCATATGGCTAGACAGGGACTTCGCCATATCAGTAATGGGGTTCGACCCATTATTGTGGGGATGGACTTGGGACTCACCCCCGCCGCTGTTATCGGACAGCAAGACCCCCGTGGTCGGGCGCTGATACTTGACGAGTGTGTCAGCTTTGATATGGGTGTACAGCGATTTGTGCGCACCATGTTAAAGCCACTGCTCTATGAGCGGTTCTCCGGTGTGCCGGTGTTGATCGTCACTGACCCAGCAGGTACACAACGGGCGCAGACTGACGAGCGCAGTGCGGTGGATATCATCAAAGCGGAGAATATGAAAGTTATACCGGCTAGGACAAATACGGTGTCGGCTAGGATTAACGCGGTGGATGAATACCTGATGCGTCAGGTAGATGGCGACCCGGGGTTCTTAGTAGACCCACGGTGCACACAGTTGAAAGCTGCCATGATGGGTGGGTATCGGTACAAGCCCAAGGGCGATGGGGATATTGAGAAGAACAAACATTCGCACGTAGCTGAAGCCTTACAGTACCTGATGCTGCATATTGCCAGTGCTGGAGAAGGTTACATGGGTGTACAGCGGCGGGATATTAAACGTGTTGCAGCAGCAGGATGGACGTGATAGATTGGGGTTGATCTCACACCGCCGTCCCTTCCGGTGGTTTTGCCCCCAGAGTGCTACACTTTGGGGGTTTTTTCTTGCGTGTTTAAAAAGTTCATGCTATAAGCTGTGCCAACTTAACCCGCGTTTGCGGAGGACACATGAAGGCTAATAAAAAATCCAAGCCGTTTACTATTCTGTCGGATAACAAAAAGATGGATACTAGCGGTATGGCAGGGAAACCCAAGCCGATGGAAGTGTATGCGTGGACTCCACCTCCTATGTCTATTGATGACATCATGGAAGAACACGAGAAGAAAACTAGTAAGAAACCAGAAATGGACGACTGATAATGGCTGGTTTGACATTCCTGCGGGTTGTTGATAACACCACTCTTGCAAAACAAGAGCAGGAGGCGGCTTCGCAAGCGTTAGCTGCAAGACAGAATCAGCCGGTCATACTAGGGCTTACAGCACATTTAAGAGCCTGCTGGGACGTCGCTGAGATGGCGAAACGTCCGATTGAGAAAATCATGCTACGTGCGTTGCGTCAGCGCAACGGTGAGTATGAAGCAGATAAGCTGCAGCAGATACGTGCGCAGGGCGGCTCTGAGATTTACATGATGATCACCGAGGTAAAGTGTCGTGCGGCTGAGTCATGGCTGCGGGATATTTTGCTCGACAACGGTAGCCCCCCATGGGACTTAGCAGCTACCCCCATACCCGAACTTTCGCCGACCCAGACCAAGACCGTTCAGGCAGAATTTGCTGAGAAAGTGTTGAAAATGGTCGAGCAACTAGGAGTTGCACCCACTCCTGAAGAAATGTCGGAACTCAAAGAAATGGTGTCGCAAGACTACCGGTTCCGTATTTTGCGAGAAGCACAGTCCAAAGCGGATCGCATGAAGATTAAGATTCAAGATCAGTTCGCACATGGTGGTTGGGAGTCATCGTTCAATGACTTCATCACCGATCTAGTTACATTCCCTGCAGCGTTTGTTAAAGGTCCGATAGTGCGTCGTCAACGCACATTAGGCTGGAAGCAAGACGCTATGGGTAAGACAGTTGTCGAGCCGATTGAAAAACTTGGCCCTGAGTACGAGCGCGTTGACCCTTTCCGTATTTATCCTGAACCCGGCATTAGCAATCTCAACGAAGGCTATCTGTTTGAGCATCACAGGATGACTCGTATGGAACTATCCGATCTGATCGGTGTTCCGGGGTATGACGACGATGCTATTCGTGCTGTGCTTGAGATCGGTAACGGGCAGTCGTGGATCAACGAAGATGTTGAGCTACAGAAAGATGAAGAAGAACGTAAGTACTACGCGTACATGCGTCCGACCACAGAGTTTGATGCACTTGAGTTCTGGGGCAAAGTCAGCGGTAAGATGCTAATTGAGTGGGGGTTGTCCGAGGAGGACGTGCCTGACTCAGCGCGTGAGTACGATGCCAATGTGTGGCTAGTCGGTAACTACGTGATCAAGGCAATATTGAACTATGATCCACTTGGAGAGAAGCCGTATGCCAAGACTTCGTTCATTAAATGCCCCGGTGCTTTTTGGGGTAAGGGTATCCCAGAAATTATCGAGGACCTCCAAGGTGTCTGTAACGCAGCGGCTCGTTCGCTCGTTAACAACATGGGCATTGCCAGTGGTCCGCAAGTTGAGGTTAATCTTGAACGTGTTCCCGCCAACGAGGACATAACACAACTCTCACCGTGGAAGATATGGCAGACGACGAATGATCCGTTAGGGTCAAGTGCACCTGCTATACGTTTCACCCAGCCTGAGTCACGCGCACAAGAGTTGATGGGCGTCTACGACAGGTTTAGTAAATTAGCTGATGATCACTCCGGTATTCCAGCGTATGTCTACGGCGACCTGAACGTACAGGGCGCAGGACGCACGTCATCTGGTCTGTCCATGTTGATGGGCGCAGCCGGTAAAGGTATTCGGCAAGTCGTTATGCACATCGATACAGATGTGGTTAAACCAATTGTTCGTCGTCAGTTCGTATA